ATGGCAAATCAGCTGACAGCGATCCAGATCAAGAACGCCGGCGACGGCAAGCTCTCGGACGGCCGCGGGCTCTTCCTGCTGAAGAAGGGCCCCGCCGGCCGGTGGGTCTATCGATACCAGTTTCAGACCCGGCGCCGCGACATGGGCCTCGGCTCATACCCGGAGATGAGCCTCGCCGCCGCGCGCAAGGAACGCGATCGCTGGGCGGCCGTCGCCGCCGCTGGCCGAGACCCGATCGACACCCGCCAGGCCGAACGCGAGGCTGCTGACGTTTCCGCCCAGGCCGACGATCCGACATTTGCCGAAGCCGCCCAGCGCGTCCTCGAATCCATCAAGTCGACGCTGAAAGACGACGGCGCGGCCGGCCGGTGGATCAGCCCGCTCACGATCCACATGAACCCGAAGATCGGACGCAAGCGCATGTCGAAGATCCAGCCGCTCGACCTGGCGAACGCGCTCCGGCCGATATGGAGGACAAAGCACCCGACGGCCATCAAGGCGGTGAACCGCACCCGCATTACATTCCAGCGCTGCCGACGCATGGGGATCCCGTGCCACGAGGAAACGGTCGAGATCGCGCTGCAGCACCTTGGCGACCACGTCCATCACGCGGAGTCGATCGTCGCGACGGAATGGCAGCGGATCCCCGAAATCTACGCGCAACTCGAGGACGGCGGGACCGGCGCCAAGGCGCTGCAATGGATGATCCTGACGCTGGTCCGGAGCGGCGGCTGCCGCGGCGCCCGATTCGACGAGATCGAGGGCGACGTCTGGACGGTGCCGGCAGAACGGATGAAGGGCCGCAAGGGACGGACGAAACCCTTCCGCGTCCCGCTGTCCGACGAGGCGCTGCGGATCCGCGACCAGATGGCGGAGATGCACGAACGGCTCCTGTTCGAGGGCCAGCGACCAGGCCGGCCGATCACCGATGTGGCGATCGAGAAAGTCATGAACCGCCTGAAGGAGCCCGGCCGCCCGCACGGCTTCAGGACCAGCTTCAGAACCTGGGTGCAGGATACCGACGCGACTAGCTACGACGTGGCGGAGACCGTGCTGGCCCATACGATCGGCAACACGGTGGAAAGGTCCTACGCTCGGTCCGACCTGCTCGAGAAGCGCCGCGTCGTCATGCAGACATGGGCCGACTATGTGACCGGCGCCAGCTCGAAGGGCAACGTTGTCCCGATCAGATCACGATAGCTTTTCAGGCCACTCCGGCGGGCGGTAGCCAGCCTTCATCCATTCGAGGACGCGGGCCGCAATGGGGTTGGGCGGGCGGCTGCCATCCTCAGCCTCCCAGCGCCGCACGGTGCGCCCGTCAACGCCCAAGATCGTGGCAAGGTCGCCTTGCGTCAGGCGCAGGGCGATGCGGGCGGCTTTGAATTCAGATGGCGACATGGCCAGCTCCTATAGCGAAGGCCCCGCCGGAGCGGGGCCGTGGTTTCATTCCAGATCCAGCAGCGTGTAGGCCGCATCGAGCATTGAAGCGAGTACGGCCGAGCGGGCGGCAGTCTCGCCCGGGTCGCCTAGCCAATCCCGAGAGAGCCGGTCCAATGCCTCCAGCTTCTCGACATCCCGCTCTTCGAGCGCGGCTGCGGCTGCATTCCAGAGATCCCGTTCATAGTTGATGCCTTCCATGATCACGCCTCCTCTTTCTCGAGGACGGCGAAAATCACCGCAGCCATGCCACCAATGAACTCCGACTTGCGGAACAGAGCCTCGTCGATGTGGGAGGCGGTGGTGGCCCACTCGGGCAGGTCCTGCAACTCGTCCATGTGCGGCATCAGCTCTTGAGCCTTGGCGAGGAAGCGGGTGCGGAGAGAAGCGCTGGTCATTCGAAAGTCCTTTCAGTGGCGGGCTTCATTGCCCATGAATAGACGTTAGGGCCAATGGCCCTATAGCGCAACAGGGTATTTTCGGAAACGCCTTATTTTGTTGGCTCGAACGGCGCGGGCGGTCGATCATCGCCGATTACCAGCGGCCACCAAGGCGACATGCGCACGATGGGCTCGCCGACGCCGGTGCAGGACTCGTAGAGTTGCAGGGACCGCCAGGTATAGACGCCATCCGGAACGTACGCCGGGATATCGAGCGGGACCGAGAAGGTCACCGGGGTGCGCCGGAGCTCGGTCGGGATCCAGTCGGGCTCGAACGCGATGTCGAACATCCGCCCGTCGACGCCGCGCAGCTCGACGCGCACGATCGTGGGCTTGCCGCAGGTTTCGCCATAGGCGGTGCGCGACCCACCCAAGATGTACTCGCACTGAGGCGAGATGCAGGCGCCGTCCTGCCGGGCCACGGACTCGTCCCACTCAACCACCTTGGGAGGCGGCATGTTGCGCAGGATGAAGGCGACGTCGGAGGCGAGCGGATCGATCTTCTCGTCGATGCGCTCGAACAGGCGATCCTCGAGACCACCGAGGCCGCTGATCTGCCAGAGCCCGGGCCCGAGGAACTGCGCCCAGGCGGTGACCGCGACCGTGCAGATGACAGACAACGCGCCGATGACCTTGCCGACCGACACCGTCAGATCGGCACCGCGCCGTGCGTTTTCACCCATAGACATAGACTGCTCCTTTCCCGGCCACCCATCGGCCGATCATTCCTGCGGTGCCAGACGCTCGGCCGAGAACGAGGTCGTGAATCCGGACCCGGACAGGAAGTGCTGACAGCCCGCGATGACCCAGCGACCGGCGCTCGCGGCCGCGAACACGGGCAGCACCACCGACTCCACCGTGACCAACGCATTGCCCGGCATGCTGACCTCGAGCGCCTCGGAGGTGCGCCCAGCGCGGGCAAGCTCGCTTTCGGCCGCGGCCTGCGCCGACGCCGCGTCGATGAACACCCCGCGCAGCCGGCGCTCCGGTTCGGCGTCGCCCGCTTTGACCTCGACCTCCTCGGCCGAGACCAAGTCGCGATAGGTGGCCACGACCGCACCGACCTTCTCGCCGGCCGAGCGCCGCACCGACCATCGCGACACGTCAGCCTCGAGCAGCGGGATGGCGGGCATCGGCTTGCCCGAGGCGGTGACGCCGGATCCGCGCGGGCCCACGAACAGGCGCGCCGCCACCGGCTTTACTAGGAGGTCGAGCTCGGACCCGATGCGGGTGAGCAGCGCAATGTCCGACTCGTCGATCTGATCCAGGTGTCCGACCAGAAGGCCGGCGACCAGATCCGAGACCACCGGCTCGAGCCCCGCCTCGCCGGCGATCTTCTCGACGATTGCGCCCAGCGACAGATCCTCGTCCCAGCTCCGGCTCTTCTGGACATGGAGCGGCGCCAGCCCACCGCCGGTCGCCGTCTGCGGTTTCGCCAGGCCGCGCACCCGGATGGTCAGGGGCGGGTTCGACACCTCGCACTCGTCCGCGACGAAGACGCCGAAGTCGCGGAAGAACAGCCCGGCACCGAGGCCCACGCGGATCTCCGCCCCAGGCTCGGGCAGCGCGATCCGACCGAAGACACCGGAGCCGGCGAACTCGAGGTCGATCGCGTCGGATTCGATGCCCGAGCCCTCGTAGACCGCGATCGAGCTGAGCTGGTTGAACAGGATCCCCGACAGGGGAATGCCGTTGATGGTGACCACGGCGAGGGGCGCATACTCGGCTAGTCCCACAGCGAGACCTCACGCCGCTCCGGAGCCGACACGATCGTCGGCAACAGCACCACCGTCCCGATCGGCAGCCGTTCGGCCACGGCCGCAATGCCAGGGTTCGCCTCGAGGACCAGCTCGAGCTCGCGCCCATCTCGGCTGCCGTAGTGGCGGAACACTACGTCGTCGAGGACGTCGCCTTCAGACGACCGGTAGGAAAAGGCCGAGACCGCCATCATACCTCGCAATCCGCAGGGTGAACTCTTGCCAGCGGGCCGCGCCGCCGACGTCGAAGGTTTCGTTCGTTTCGGACATCGACTCCGCGACCCAGCTGCCGAGGACGTCACCGAGACCGCTGACCAAGGACAGCGGCCGACCGCGCGTGACCAGCGCCCGCAGCTCGTCCACCTGCGACAGCCCGCCCCGGAAGAACGGGGCCACGTAGCCGGTGAGCTCCACGCTTTCCGGCATGAACCCGGTCAGCTGCATCTGATCTGTCGTGCCGATCCGCGTCTGCCGCGCCCAGCGCGCCTCGGCCGAGCGGGTGAGCCGCTGATAAGCCGCCGTGTCGATCCTGAACTGGAACGAACCGAGCTGCATCATCACGTTCGCCATGGCCTACCTCCCCGCCAGGCCGGTGCGCGGCACCCGGTCGTAGAGAGCACCCGACGCAGCCTGGCGCTCGCGGCGCTTGAGCTCCGCGATCAGCTGCTCGACGGAGAGCCCGGCCGCGTTGATCTGGTGCGTGATGTTCTGGACGATCGAGGGCGCAGACGATGCCGACGGCGCCGGCGACGCCGGCGCTGACCTCTCCCGCGGCGCGGCCGCGGCTCGATCCGACATTTCCGCCAGATCACGCAGCTGCCGGTTGGTGGCCACGAAGCCCGAGCGCGTCTCGAACTTCAGCTCGGGCCCGTGCTCGCCCGTCAGGTGCCACCCGCGCCCGTAGGAACCGCCTCGCGCGTTCGGACGGATCCCGGCCTCTTCAGGAGTGACCTGTGTCGGGGCGACCAGCTCCATGAGGGACGTTTCCGAGCCGCCGGAGTCCAGCGTCTTGATGTTGCCCAGCGCCCGCGAGGTGCCGGTCTCGCCGCCTTGGGTCGCGCCCACCGTGGGAACGCGATCGACCACCGACCCGCCGTCTCCGATGCCCAGCGCCGCCACCGCGGCCGAGCCCTTCTCCTGAACCCATTTCAGCGCATCGATCACCGGCTGGAAGCGCGCCATCGCTTCCTCGAACTTCTCGCCCAGCCAGTCCAGCGCCGCACCGACGGACGTCTTTACGGTCTCCCAGCCGGCGACGATCGCGGAGGTGTATCCGAGGCTGTTCATGATCGGACCGATCGTCGAATCCCAAGCCCAGCGGAAGGCATCGCCGATCCCGGTCAGATAAGTGCTGAACTGCGCCCCCACCCCGGACCAGGCCTGCAGGATCCCGGCCTTCGCCCGCTCCATGTCGAGCGTGAACACGCCCACGATGAAGTCCCTGACGCCGCCGAAGGTCTGTTCGACCCCCTCCCACAACTTGCCGAACCAGGGACCGACCTTGTCCCACTTCTTGTAGATGAGGTAGGCGCCGCCGGCGATCGCCGCGATGGCCAGGCCGACGGGATTCAGCAAGGCGACAGCGCCGCCCAACCGAACGAGGTTCGCCCCCAGTAGACCGACCGACAGGATCGTCTTGCCGAAGGCCAAGCCCCCAAGGAGGACGCCGAAGTTTTCCCACCCGCCGACCAAGTCCGCCACACCTGACGCTGCCTCGAACGTGACGCCGGCCACCTCGCCGAGACCGCTGGCCAGCTCGACCAGGATGGGCAGCGCATCGCCGACGCCGGTGGCAAAGGTCTTTGCCCAGACTTCGACCTGGTCGCGGTTCTCGATCATGTAATCGGAGAATTGCGTCATCGCGTCCGACACGACCGGCATCAGCTCGGCGCCCACCGTGTTCTTCAGGCCCTGCATGACCAGCTGCACGTCGAGCAGCCGGTCCTGGAACACTTCGGCATCACGCGCCGCCTTTTCAGACAGGACGTAGCCGGTACGGCTGCCCTGCCGGGCCAGATCCCGCATGCCCTCGCTGCCGAGCCGCAGCATGTTGAGCATTTCGACACCGGACCGGCCCAGCAGGTCGTTCGCCAGGATGGTCTGCTCGGCTTGCGACTCGACACCGAGCATGGCGTCGGCGATAGCGCCCAACGCCTCCTCGGGCTCCATCTCGGACAGCGAGCTCGCGCTGAGGCCCAGACGTTCGAGCGCCTCCGCCGCGGGACCCGTGCCTTCGGCTGCTTCGCCCAAGCGCTTCTGCATGCCCTGGATCGATTTGTCGAAGGTGCCAATGTCCACGCCCGACCGCTCGGCCGCGTAGCGATACTCCTGCAGCGCGCCGATACCCATGCCGAGCCGATCGGCTGTCTTGGCGACATCATCACCGAGCGACGCGGTGGAGCTCGCCAGGCCGAAGACCGCGGCCGATGCCAGGCCGACACCGACCGCGACCCGACCGGCATCCCGGCGCAGATTGCTCGAGACGTCTCGGAACGACGCGCCGACCCGGCGCGAGGCTGCGGCCGCGCGGTTGTAGCGCTCCTGCTTGCGTTCGAGCTCCTGCAGCGTTCGGCCGAGCTCTTCGTATTCCCGATCGAGCGCCTCGACGGACCGCCCCTGGCGTCGGAGGACGTCGCGCTCGCGGTCCAGCTCCTTCTGCCGGTTGGTGACGCCCTTGATCTCGTTCCCGACGCTCTTCAGCCCGTTCTGCAGGAACGACATGCTCGAACGGACGGACCGCTCGAGCGCTGCACCGATGGTGATCGTGGATTTCAGTTTCTGCTCGCGGCTCATTTTTTCGGCAGACCTTCCAGTAGCCAGAGGAAGCGGGACACCGGCAGCCGCATCAGCTCCTCGAGGCCCCAGCCGGTGTAGCGCGCGAGCTGCAGGAGCCCGCGCCGCACCCCGTCACGGGTCAGGCCAAAAAACTGCCGTAGGCCTCCTGCAGCCGCCCGTAATGCTTCATGGACAGCGAGGAGACGGTCTCGGGATCGAGGTCGCAGAGGTTCGCAAACATCGCGACCTCGGCCCGCATCGCGGACTTTCCCTCGACCGCCAGCTGGTCCCCGACGGTCGGCTCGCGCATGGTGATCGTCTTGACCGCGGTCCCGTCGATCTTCGGCCCAGCGCCGTCGAAGGTGATCGCGATCGTTTCGCCGTCACGGACCAGGTAGTCGGGCAGCGCATCGGCTTTCGATTGTTTCGCGGCCATGATCAGATCCCGATGTTCTTGCGGTGCTCGGCGAGCTGGTCGACGCCATCGACCACGCGGATCATGTTGAGCGCGTCGATGAGGTGGATTTCGCGGCCGTTGACCACCTCGCGGTAGAAGACCAGCGACAGGTTGAAGGTCAGCGCCGGCTCGTTGCCCGGGCCCCAGGTCCCGCGCTCGAGCGAGATCATCTTGCCGGTCATGTTGTGCACGATCGGCTTCGTGGTGCCGTCGAGGCTTTCCATCGAGCCGCGGGCGGTGAGCTGGACGCCGGCGCCCTTCTTCAGCCCCCAGAGCGCCAGGACGTTGTCGTCGTAGGAGGTCAGCACACCCGAGCAGGTCAGCTTCTCCATGCCCATGTCGAGATCGACCGCGGTGTCCATGCCGCCGGCGCGAAAATCCTGGGTCGCCAGCGTGAGCGCGGGCGGCGACCATTCCTTGATCTTGCCCGCGTAGCCCCGGCCGTCGACGACCAGGTTCAGATACTTGATGATGTCCTCGGCAGCCATTACGCGAGCACCTCCTCGATATAGTCGTTGACCAGGATCGACCGGAACGTGATGTGCTCCGCCGGATACACCGGAGTGAAGTCGAAGTTGAAGTAGACCTTGCCGTCGGCGATCGCGGACGGGGTGTTCAGATCCGGATCAGCCCAGCAGCGACCACCCAGGATCGCCCCCTGCGCCTGCAGATCCCGCAGGAACCCGTTTGCGGAATCGACGACATCGTCGACGTAGGTCCGGTTGATCCCGCGATCGACCGCCCAGAGGTGGGCGCGCTGCAGCGAGGTGTTCAGCACATCGGCCGTGCGGCGCACGGACAAGAAGGCGAACTTCGCGTCGGCCGAGAGCGAGCGGTTGCCCCAGAGGCGGAAGCCGTCGTGCCGGATCGTCGTGGCGACGCCGGCCTCGTTCAGCAGGTTCGCGCGGGAGGCGCGATCGCCCAGCGTGAAGTCGACGGGGCGGGACAGACCGACGATGCCGTTAATGAACCGGTTCGACGGCGACGCCCAGAAGCCCACGTCGTTATCGGTGCGCGCGATCACACCGGCGACGCGCGCGGAAGGCGGCTGCGCGACGGTGACGCCATCGACGAACACCAGGTGCCAGGGATCGACCAGGTAGACGCGGTCCGAGCCGTAGTCCTCGGTCGCGGCGATCACGGCATCATCGGTGGTGTTGGGCCCGTCGGCGATGACCACCGCGCGCATCCGGCCGGCGATGCCCTCGAGCTCCGCGATCACGGGGTTGGCGAGATCGTCGGGACGCTGATGGGTAAAGCCCGGCGCGATCAGGATACGCGGGGCGAAGCCCACGACGCTCTCGGCGCCGGCCAGGGCATGCACCCCCTCAAAGGTCCCGTCGTTGGCATTCACGCCCCCGATCACGTTTGCCAGCGTTTCGGTCTCGTCCACGCCCTCGTCGACACGAACCACGACGACGACGGCGCCGATCTGGTCGAAGATCCCGTCGAGCGCGGCCGGCAGGGTGCCGTTGCCATCGCCGACCGTGTCCAGCTTCGCCGCTTCGGTGCGCGAGCCGGCCACGAGAACCGGCTTGTTGAGCGGGAACGCCTCGGCGTCGGCATCCGGCGCCGTGCCGACGATGCCGATCACCGACGTGTTCACGACACGGATCGGACGGGTCCCGGACTCGACTTCGAGAACCTCGACCCCATGAAGGAAACTGCCAGCCATGATCACCTCGCTATGGATTTGCAGGCAAGATCACCGGATCGACGTCCGCATTCCTCTGGCGGGTTCCCCGGGCTTCTAGCCGAAGCGCCACAAGGCGACGGCCAGGAGCATGGCCAGGCGAGCGAGCCGGCCGACACCGTCGGCTTTCAGAGCCTGATGGAACGGACCGGCCGCACTTACCCGATCCCAACCGCGCTCAAGCAGATTGTCGTGGACCGCGGCCGCTTTCAAGAACCGCGCGTCGTGCGGGTCAAATGCCCAGCGCAGCCCGCGCGGAATCGAAACGTCGAAGGTGTAGCCTTGCGGGATCGGAACAAGCAGCCCGGATCCCTCGCAGCCCAGCTCCCAGGCAAAAGCCGCGCCCACTCGGTACCGGATCGAACCGGGCAGGCGGGCAAACGCCGGATCGGCTGCGGTGTAGTCGCTCAAGTCAGGACGCCGAAGCGGCCTGCTCGGCCAGCGCCGCCATTTCGACCAGCGCCTGGGAGAGAACCGCATCAACCGCATCTTGGTCCTGCGCGGCCGCGAGCTCCTTTCGGACGCGACGCTGAGTGCCCGTCACCGTAGCGACCAGCGCCTCGAAGGCGTCGGCCTTCGCCACGATCACCGCTGCGAGCGTCGCGAGCTCTTCGCCAGACGATGCGGCCTCATGCAAGATAATCGGGTCAGGGTTGAGGGGATCGAACGACCGCGCTGCGTCAGCCTTGCGGCCCCAAGAAGCCATTTCTTCAGTGGAATACCCGTCGGTCAGCGGTGCCATGATGGCTTGCGACACGGCGGACAGCTTGGCCATAGCCGAACGACGCGATGACACCAGCTCTTCCGTCCCGGCGCGTTCGGCCAATCCGACCAAGAGCGCCTCGGCCGCAGCCGCGTCGGCCGGCCCGGACAGATAGACCGTCCCGCCGGCCACCCGATCAACTGCGGCCCCGCCCTCTTCGAGCATTGCGACGGCGGCGGAGAGGTGCGCCTTATCGACTTCGATGGAAATCATAGCTGTGGATCCTTCGGTTTAGTTGGGGTCGAGGTAAGGCAAGAGGCGAACCATATAGGCGTCGGAACCGTTGTTCAGCACGGGCGAGCCGGTCCGGTGCTCGTGATAGAATTCGATGACGTCGCCCGGCTCGGTGAGATAAGCGAACACCGTCACGGCGCAGACGTTCGAAGGTCCGACCTGCGAGCCTAGCTGGTAATGACCGATCCGCTCGCCGTTCTTGAAAACATACGCACCTTCGCCCATTTCGCCGTTCGTATTAAGTGAACAGAAGATGCCCCAGACGCCGAGCGTGTCTGGGGTGACCACCATCTGCTGACCGTTCCACAGGCCCTGCGCATTGCCTTCGACCGCGACCATGTTGTCGCAGCGCGTGACAATCGTATGAGGTATGGACTGCGACGGCTGGTCCTTGTTCGAGACCTTAAGGTTCAGCGGCAAGCCATCACCGGTCTTTCCTAGGGCAAATGCCAGGTTTTGCGGAGTGACGACTCGGCTGTTATCTTGCCCCGCTAGAACTTCCGGCTTCGAAGCTAATTCAACCGGACCAGCGGCCCCAAAATTCGCAAGCCACGGCGATGCAATGCCACCGGTCATCATATAAACCGACCCGCCCCCGACCATGATGATCTGCCCCTCCTGCAAGGGATAAATCTGCCAAGACGATCCAGACCAGACCGCGATGTTCTCGGAGAAGCCTGCCCAAAGCCCAGAAGCGCCCGAAGCGATGAGATAGGCGTCACCAGCGGTCGGTGGGATCGTGGGCGGAGACGTTCGGCGGGAAATCACCGCGCGAGCAGCACCGCGTGACAAGGTCAGCAGGAACTGCGTCCGAGCGGCGAGGGCTGCCGCCTGGACGTTCGCATGCCCCTCGCTGTTGTCGAGATCAGGCGGGCCCCCGTTGAAATCGTCCCCGTTTTGGATTTCGTGGATGTCCGCAGGCCAGAGACCCTGCTCGGCCAGTTTCACCAATTGCGTCATGCTGCCACCTCTTGCGTGATTGTGTCGCCGTAGGCCTGCCCAGTGCCGGCCACGAGATCGTCACCGTATTGCAAAGCCACACGGCGGAAGTTGACGGACACGAGCCGGCAGCGCACCGGCGCGATCCGCTGCGCCCGGGCGAACACGGCCGCGACGTCTGCGCGGCTGACCGTTTCGCCCAGCTCGATCCGATAGTCGGCCCAGGACTCCCACTGCTCTGCCGAGCCGATCGTCCCATAGGTCGCGCCGTTCCCGTAGCGCGGCCGGTCGCGATATTCGCGGATGACCGCGGCACCATAGCCCATATCGGCGAGCGCCCGACGCAGAGCCCCAAGCGTCCCCTTGCGGCGGTGGACCTCGACCGCGCCCGAAACGACCTGCCGCTTCACGGCTTCCGGCCAAGACGGGTCCCAGGTGTCGGCCGAGAACGCCCAGGCGAGAAACGGCAGGTGATCGGGCGCGGCCGTTTCAGCGCGCGAATTCATCGCTTCCGGCAAAGCGACGAGACCAATGCGCGACACGGCACCCTCGAGTGCCCGCTCGGCTTCGGTCGCACCGGAGGGCAAGAGCGATCGCGGATCAGACACCAGCGCCTCCGTCCGTCAGCTGCACGGCCGTCCATCGGGCCGACTGACCGTCTCCGACCACCACGTCGGCAGCCGGAGAGGCCAGAGCGATATTCTGAACGCCCGCCTGGTAGAGAGCCGCGATGATGCCGGCGCGCGGAACGTTACGCCCGACCAGCCGTCGAGTTTCGAGGAAGGCCAGGAGCGCAGCCTTGGCCGCGGCGATGACCACCGACGAATCCGGCCCGTCGTCGATCGTGAGCGTCGCCTCGATCGAGAAATCGACCAGGTCGACAGGCAGAACTTCAACACGGTCGGACAAAGGCCGCACATCCTCGTCGTCCAGCGCCGCATCGACGCCGGCCAACAGATCAGCGTCCGGGACGCCGTCGCCTTCTTCGGAGAGGACAAAGACCCGGACCAGGCCGGGCTCGGGATTGAGGATCTGCACGTCGCGCACCAGCGCCGATGCGGACAGAGCGAAGAACCGATAGCCGCCATAAGTCCCGGCCGTTGAAAAGCCTTCGAGCGACAGCTGGATCCGGGTGCGGAGCCGCTCGTCGTCTTCGAGCACCGCCTCGACAGGCGGAAAGGCGTCAGGATCTGCAGTCACGACCACAAGCCGCTCGACACCGAACAGCGCCCCGATGTGGTCGAGGTCGCTGCTGGTTGCGAAAGCGAGCATGGTTGCGCGGACAGCCTCGTTGATCCGTTGACGGATGAGCAGCTCGCGGTAGGCCGCGACCTCAAGGATTTTAACGGCCGGCTCGCTTTCGAGCGCGAGCGCATCCGCGAGGGACGGATCACGCGCGAGCGCCTCGGCCTTCATTTCCGACAGGATCGTCTCCACGTCGAGCAGATCGACAGCTGCAGGTGCCGGCAGCTTCGGCAGATTGATTGCAGAGAAACCGCTCACGACACCACCACCCCGTCCAGAACCAGATCGCGCTCCTCGGCCACGAGCGTCATGGTCAGCGACACGACCAGCTCGCCCAGCGCGAGCCGATCGATGCGGACCCGCTTGACCACCACCCGCGGCTCCCAAGCGGCGATCGCCTCGGCCGTCGCAGCGATGAGCTGCAGCCGGAGGCCGGCCGAATAAGGACGGTCGACCAGCTGATAGAGGCGAGACCCGTAGTCGCGCCGCAGGACCCGTGAGCCGATCGGTGTGGACAGGATATCGCGGATGGACTGCCGCAGATGCGCCATGCCACCGATCGCCCGCCCCGTTTCTGAATTCATACCGCGCATGCCGGCAAGTTGGACGCGCGCGCGGCGCCGCGCCTCTGGCGGGTTCCCCTTACGACGGCCCGCCCGTGTTCGAGCCGCCGCCGGTCACGCCGCTGTGCGTGTGGCCGGTCAGGCTGACGCCGGAGGCCACCACATCGCCGTCCACGATGATGTTGCCCTTCACGTTCATCGTGCTGAGCTCGATCGTCGCGACACCACCGACCACCGACAGATCGAGACCCGGCATCGACAGGCTGACGGCGCTGTCCCGATCGTCCGGAGCAACCCCATCGTAGGGACCGGGATAGACGATGCCGCGGGCGGTGTTGCCGCCAGGCGAGAACACGACCACCTGCGACCCCTTCACCGGCGGGACCCAGATCCGCACGTCCTTTGACCCGAGCTGCGCAAACGGCAGCCAACCGGAGACGACACCCGGCCCCAGGGAGACCTTCACGCGCGCGGCCGTCGGATCGAGCTCGACCACGGTGCCGATGATCACCATCCGCTCGACGATGCGCATCAGCTCGGAGACAGCGAGGCTCACGGCTGCGCCTCCTCGTAATCCGCCTCATGCGGGATCCCGACGCGCGGCGCGTGGGACACCAGGACCTCGGACGGCAGGAACTCCGGCGGCAGCTCGAAGGCATCGCCGAGGCGAGCCGCATGCACCCACTCAACCAGCCAGACGTCGAACCGCGCCGCGGCCGGTGCGAACTCGTCCGGTTCCACCGCGATCACCGTCGCCGCGCCCCACTTCACCCCGAACCGCTCCGCATGCACCTGGGCGGCGACGGCGCCCGCCAGCTTCAGCGTCTGCATGCGGACCGCCGGTGTGCGCCTCCCCAGGACGATCCGCGCCTGCACCCGGACCAGGCATGGGAACTGTCCGGTGAGCGGATCGCCGTCCGGATCCGGCTCGATTTCCGAGATTTGGCAGACCAGCGCCGGCACCGGCAGCTCGTCGTCTTCGGCGTCCTCGGCGATCACCACGTTCACGCCAGGGAAGCGCTCCGCGAAGCCCGCCCGGACGGCCTCGAGGGCCGCGTCCAGATCAACGTTTTCCATTTCCCACTCCGAAGATTGTGCGAGCCCGGATCTCGGACTCGAAGTTGCGGAGGAACAGCGTGTCGATATCGACGAACACCTCGTCCTCCAGGTAGATCATCATCCGGTCCGCGACCGGCATCCGCGCCTCGACGATCGGAAAGCGCCCGTCCCCGGCCCGGCGGTAGACACCGCGCTTCTTGCCGCCCGGGCGCGCGAAGAACGCACCGACCAGCGTGGTCCCGTTCATCTCGATCCCACCGGCCACCTCGCGCGGCCGACCCTTGAAGGCCGACACCGGCAGATCGTTCGCCCCATACCACAGCACGACGGACTGACCCCGGCCCTTGCGGTAGCGATACTCCTTCAGCCGCCGGCGCAGAGCCGTCGCGTTCCGCAGCCCCAGCTCGCTCTTCAGACCCTTAGACGAGAGCCGGCGGATGTTGCTGGCGGTGCGGCGAAGCGCGGCACCATAGGCCTTCTCCACCTCGCTAGGCGACGCGGCGAACTCGGTCGCAAGCCGCTCGAGCGCGTCGCCATCGAGGTCAAAACTGAGCACGATAGGCCTTGGTGGGCTTCGAGAGACGGATCCGCGCGAGGCCGCTGCCGTCGTGCTCCGGATCCGAGACGACGTCCCAAGTCTTCCCGTCGACCACGGCCACATCGCCATCGTCGACCGCGGCCGCGTCGGCCGACGGGAGCAACAGGTGCGGCTCGGTCAGATCATGCTGCAGGTCGCCCAGCGACGAGGGCCCGTTCTGCTCCTCAAAGATCGCGGAGCCCTCCCACAACACGACATCGCCGCGCCGGATGGTGACCGGCACGGCGAACTCGTCGGGCGAGAAGAACTCGCCAAGGTTTTCCCAATCGGGCGCGGGCATAGCTTACTTCTTGGCGCCCTTGCCGCCGGCTGCCTTCGCCCCGGTGCCGCCGGTGGCTTTCGCGTCCGTGCCGGAGGGAGCGCCGGAGCCTTCACCGGGCGTCTCGTTCGCGCCCTTCTCGGGCACGTTCGCGCCGTTGTCGAGCGGGCTGCCGGAGCGGTTCTGGGCGTCCTTGCCGGGAGGCGGGAAGCCCTCCTTCGCGCCCAGGTCGACACCGACCGCGGAGCCGTCCGGGTTGGTCTCGACCCCTTCGAGCTCCTCGTCGCCAAAGAGCTTCGCCTTGCCGCGCTGCAGGAGGTTGCGCGCGACGGTCTCGGAGACCACGACGTCGGGCTTCGCCTTGTCCTTGCCGGGCGTCACGAGCTTGCCATTGATGCCGACGGCCGAGGTCAGCTTCAGCTCGATCTTCTTCTTGTCTGCCATGTTCACACCTTCGAGTGATGAGAGGGAGGGAGGAACTCGACCCGGCTAGATCCGGATCGAGGGAGGATCAGACGCCCTGACGGCCGAGGCAGAAGGACTCGACGTGGCGGTAGGCGATATCGGCGTCCTGGAAGGCGACGATCGCGACGCGGCCGCGCTTCGATTCCGAGTAGGGATCGACCGTCAGGTCGAGACCGCCCCACATGCCGAGCAGCATGTCGGCGAAGTTGCCGAAGAACACGTCGCCTGCTTGCACCTGGTTGGTGATCTCGGCGCGGTAACCGTTCACCGTGCCGCCGGCCTCCCAGACGGGCGCACCGTTGGTGCCCGCGAACTTCTGGGAGGTCTTCATCGCGCCGCGGAAACCCGAGGTGCCGATGTAAGCCATCGCGTCGACGTCGGCATTGTCGGCCGCGATCTCGCTCTCCATCTGCACCAGCTCGGCATAGGTCGGCTGAACGCCGGCGAAGGGCACCGCGTTGATCCCGGTCAGGTTGGCGAGGCCGAGCGGCATGGTGGCCGAGCCGGTGCCGTAGAAGCCGGCATAGTCGAGCGTCAGGGCCAGCGACTGCGCCAGATCACGGCGCACAAGCGCCTCACCGTCGATCGAGGTCTGCTTCAGGAACGAGCGGGTCATTTCCGAATAGGCCCCGACGGTCTTCATCGAGAGCTGCACGTTGCCCAGATCGATGTTGCTCTCGCCAGCCTCCTGGTCCTCGCCGAGCCAGTAGCCCTGGCCACCGTTGGTCTGCGTCGGGATATCGACGTTGCCAACCAGGCCACCGAGCGGCGTCGCCATGCCCAGCAGGACCGAGCGGTTGCGGAACATGTCGATGAAGGACTGCGACAGCAGATCCGTGGCGATCGCATAGCCGCCGGTATCGCCGGGCGTCGCGCCGGAGGTGCCGGTGTTCAGCGCACGGCGCAGAACGTCGGCCGGGACCATGATCCCCTGCGCCTCACGACCCGAGGCCCGTGCGGCGGCCGCGGAGGCCTCGCGCTCGAAGGCGGCGTTTTCTTGCGCGCGCCGATCGTTCGGGTTCGCCAGAGCCCGCAGCGCCCGCAGAAAACTGAAGCGGCCCGCCTCGGCCTCGGACATGCCAATCACGCCGGCGTCGTCATCGAGGGCGCCGGTGCCGCCGGAGCGGGCGCCTTCACCGCCGCGGCGCTCGGCATGGGTGTCGAGCAGGTGGCGGGTAAAATCCGAGACCGACTGATTGTCGCGGATGGCGCGCTGCGCATCCTCGACCGCGCCGTGCTGGGTGCCCAGCTCGAGCAGCGCCGCGACGCGGGTGCGCTCGGCTTCGGTGCCGGAGCGGACAAGCGCCTGCGTCTCGGCTGCGCGCTCGAGCATTTCGAGAACTTCGACGATCTTGCCGTCCTCGTCGACCTTGGCGCGCACCAGGTTACCGGCTGCGTCCCGGAGAATCCGTTCCATAAATTCGCGTCCCTCTTGTTGACGGGCGCCGGGCTCGGCGCTGGTTTGACTGGCGCCACTATCGCCACCGGGCGCAGGCCCCGCCTCTGGCGGGTTCCCCGCAGGATCTTTTGCCGAACGGCCGACCCCGACCGTGGCGTCGGCCGGGACCGACACCATCGAGATCTCGAAAGGCTCCCACTCGGTAACCGTGACCTGATCCGGCTCGCCGTCCTTCTCCTCGGTGCGGATCGCCTTGATGCGGTAGCCGACCGAGACATGGCGGATCACCTCGTCGAGAATGTCCTGGAAGATTTCAGCCGCGCGGCCGCTGCGCCCGAACTTGAGCGTGGCGCGACCGCGACGATCCCCGCCGATCGTCGCCGACAGCACCACCCCGATCTGGACGTCGTGGTTATGGTTCCAGAGCACGGCCGCGCCATCGCGCAACCGGCCGAGGTCCACCGCCTGGGCCGAATGATCCAGGACCTCGAAGCCGAACCAGCGCTCGACCGGCTCCTCCGACGAGAAGGCCACCTCGACCGTGCGCGCCTCCTCGTCGACGTTGCGCACCGCCACGGTCCGGTGCAGGGCCCCGGCCCCGCGGTTGCCGTTCAGCTGCTCGGGCGTCAGCGAGCGGACCATCGCACAGCCCACAAGCGCCGACGCGAGAAGCGCCTTATTCATCTTCACCATCGTCGGTCTCCTTTTCTTCGGTTTCGCCGCCTTCGCCCGCCGGCGCCTTAGGCATCCCGGCCTTCGGGTTCGACGCCGGCGCGACGCCCAGCACCGCGGCCATGATGAATTCCTCCGGCATGCCGGCTGCGCGCATCGCCGCGATGTCCTGGGCGTATTGCCGCCAGACCGTGTCGGGATCGCCGCCGCGGCGCTGGATGATTTCGGACGGCGAAGTCAGCAGGTTGTCTTTCGCCGAGATCTCGGCCGCGATGTCCTTGGTGGGATCGACCCAGGGCCAGCGCCGCGGCTGCCAGCGCACCGCCTGATACCGCTCGAGGTTTTCCGGCCCGAGGCGCACCCCGTCGCCGACCACGATCCCCATCAGCAGGGCAGGCTCGAGCGCGCCGCGGTAGACGCGATCGACCAGGACCTCGATCAGCCACTCCTGCAGATCCATCCAGTGATCGCGCTCGTCCACGACACCCTGCCGGATCGACGAGAAGTTGACCCCCTCAAGGTCGTTGGCGAAGGACACGTAGGACACGCCCATGCCGGCACCGGCACCGCGGAGCATCGCCTTATGGAAGGGCGTGAACTCGCCCGTCGGATACTGGCTCGGCACGTTCTTGACCCGCGCCCCAGGCGGCAGCTCCTGATAGAGCCCCTCTTCGGGTTCGAAGTAGAGCTCTTCGTCCTCGAGCTCCTCGTCCCGATCGGGACCCTCGCCGGTCTCCCATTCGATGAAGCCCCCGAGCGAGGCCGCGGTCCGCGCATTCTTCAGAGCCGCCTTCTCGAAGCCGTCCAGCATGCCCAGGCGCCAGAGCGCCGTCGCCGCCCAGGGCAGCCCCCGGCGCTGGCCCAGCACATCCTCGACGAAGCCGTGAATGATCTGCTCGGCCGGGATGCGATCGAGAGACCGCCCGCCAAACGAATAGCCGGCCACGGACGGATCGTCCGAGGCGAAGTAGTAAGCCAGCGGACGGCCGGCCCGGTTGAACTCGATCCCCTGCCGCACGAAGCGGCCGTTCGGCATGCGATCGACGTTGTAGTCGACCGGACACCGCTGGGGATCCAGGACCTGCAGCGCATACCGCATCGGCCCCGCGTCGCGGCCGCGCACCTCCCGCACCATGAACTCACCGTCGCGCGCGGCACCCCCGACGATCGCCTTGCAGATCCGGCGGAAGCTCCGCTTGCCGGTCACGTCGCAATGCTCGGCCCGGCACCACTTCGCCCACCAGGCCTCGAGCGCGTTGTTGGCCTCGACATCGAGCGTCCCATCGCGCTTGCGGGTCTGCGCCTGAAGGATGATCCCGTTAGCCCCAACGATCGACCGCTCGGCGATGCGCAGGAAGGACTTCATGTAGTCGTTGACGGTCGACTGCTCGCGCGACTGCGCCACCAGCACCCGCTGGTTGCGATCGACGATCGCGTCGGCCGACATCGGCGTCGACGACATGAAGGACACGGCCGGACCCGCGTCCCGGGCAGCCGGTCCGAGGCTGCGCACCCGGCGGATCCGGAACGAGCCCGGGCCCGCCTTCGCCGGCGCCTCCGCAGTCGTGGCCAGGGGAGGCTCCGAGCGGACCGTCGGCTGCGCGCCTTTGCGTTTCCCGAACCCCAGCATCAGCGACCGAACCTCACCGACACGCGCCGGCCCAGCAGCCGCCGGGCCTTGCCGTCACCGGACAGCTTCTGGACCTCGCGCCGATAGGACTCGCGCAGGCTTTTCAGCTCCCCGATCGGCGTCCGGACCAAGGACCGCCCGCCGATGGTGTAGGATTCCTGGTCGAGCGTTGCCCGGCGCTCGAGGACCGCCTCGATGGCATCCAGCATGCGCTGCGCATGCGAGCGCGGATCGAGCGCGCCATCGACCGACGCCAGATCCTGCGAGACCTTGAGCTGCCCCGCCTCGATCTCGAGCACGTCGCCGTTCGAGAGCACCCGGAGCGTGAACGCGTAGAGACCCGGCGCCCAATCCGCCGTGACCGCTGGCGGCTCGGCGAAGCGATGCAGATCGCCGAACGGCGAGGACTGGAGCTCGATCTTCTCGGGCCCGGACAGGATCACCACCGCGGCCCATTCGGGCGCGGGATAGTCGACGAGGTCGAGATCGAGCGCGAACGTCAGGCCCGCCTTGATCGATGTGGGGATGTGCCGCAAACCATACTCCGCGTCAGAGACCAGGCGCGCGCCGCCTCCGCCGCCTTTGAGCCGCAACATTCCGCTTCGAGCGCTTCTTTCCCTCTGGCGGGTTCCCCGGCGGCTCGTCGTCGGTGACCGGAGCCGGCGCCTCGTCCGCGTCCTTCGGTCCAAGCCGCGCCAGGCGATGCACCAGGTTCGGGTTCGCGATCTTCAGCGCCGCATAGGCGTAGACCCGGCAGTCGAGCGCCTCGTTGCGCTCCCGCGTCTTGTGCCAGGCGCGCACCGGGAAGCCGCGCCGGTGCTTGGTCACCAGCTGCTCGGCCGTGAGCTGCAGGAAGAACTCCGGATCCCGATCGGCCGGGAAGTGACAGTAGCCCGGGCCGGGCGTCTCGAGGTTCACCCGGCGCATGACCACCAGCTTCGCGTCGTTCACCCCGACCGAGAACAGCATGACGGGCCGCGAGCGCCGACCGCTGCGCGCCTTCGAAGGCGCCGACACCACCGGCTTGTTCCAGGTGCCACCGCCTTTCAGCGCGTAGAGCCCGCGCCGCTGCTTGCCGCGCAGCTGCTCATACGCCGCCTGCGTCAGACCACCGGAGCCGCCCGTGTCGAAGCCGCCGGCCGAGCAGCGCAAGGTCGCGCCGGTCTCCGTCTCCCAGGTCTGGCCCAGGTAGTCGAAGACCAGATCCCAGACCTCGTCCTTCATCGGATCACCCCAGAACACCTGGTAGTCGAGCGACCAGCTTTCCTCGCCCAGCCCCCAGCCAACGAGCTCGAGCTCGAGGCGGTCCTCCTGCATGTCGACGCCGGCGGTGATGCAGGCGACGCCGGCCGGGACCTTCTGCCCCCAATCCTCGACCCGGGCCATCACGTCGTCGGCCGCGACCCGCTCCGCCTCCTCCTCCCAGCATTCGGCGAGCGAGACGTTCACGAAGGTCTGCAGATCGTCGCTGGCCTTCTTCTCGAGGAAGGACTGCACGACATCGCCCAGCCGTCGGAAGCACGAGTAGAGCTCCGAGAGGTGATAGCTGGCGTGGCCAAGAAACGGCTTCTGCGCCTTCCAGCCGAAGCCGAGCCGCTCGGCGTCCCGGATCGCCTGGATGCGGTCCGAGTCCGACCAGACACAGCCGTTCGCCGCGCACTGGTAGTAGGCGGTCGCCGGCAGGTGATTGCCGTCCGCGTCCTTGTCCCATTTCACGTTCGCCCACTGCAGCACCTGGCCCTCGCCGCAATGCGGGCAGCCGACGTGGAACTGCCGCTGGTCGCCCTGCTCGTAGGCATCATCGATCCAAGACAGGCCCCGGACCGTGGGCGTCGAGATCTCGAGCAGCTTGCGCAGATCCCCGAAGGTCGCGGCCCGCTGCCAGATCAGCGACACCGGATGCCCCTCGGCCGTGCGGTCGTAACCGTCCGTCTCGTCCGCGACGATGAAGGGCGCCGACCGGCCCCGCTGGGTCTTCGGAGATCCCGACCAGGCGAACATGATGAAACCGCCCGGGTAGGACTTCATCCGGCTGTTGTTCACGCCCTTCCGAGACCGAGCGACCGCAAGCCGTTCCTCGAGCTCCGGGTTGGCTTCCACGAGCGGGTTGAACTTGGTCTGCAGCCAGGTCTGCAGATCGCCCTCCGAGGGCTGCATCATCATCTGCGAGGTCGGGTCCATCGCGATGCGGTAGGACTGCGCGCAAAGCGCGACCTGCGTCTTGCCGACCTGTGCCGCCCATTTGAGCGAGATCCGGGTGCAGGACGGATCGACCGTCATGTCGAGCGGCTCGCGCTGGTAAGGCGCATTGTCGAACCGGATCAGACCGGGAATCGCGTTGCCGACCGGGATGTAGACCGACTTTTCCGCCCACTCCGACGGCCGAAGGTCGGGCGGAGGCTGCAGCGCAGCCAGCGCCGAGGCCATCATCCGATGCGCAGCCGGGCTATACTCCATCTTCGACGGGCTCCCCCATGAGCGCCACCAGGTCCGTGCTCGAGAGACCGGCCATGATGTCGGAGAGCTCCGCCTTGATGATCTTCTTCAGAGCTGCCTCGGACCGGCTGCTCTTCGCCGCGGCCGCGATCCGAACCGGCGCGTTGTTCAACAGCTTCGCCTTCAGCTCGGACATGAGCAGAGCCGCGACCGCCCCCGCCTCCTCCGCATCGATCAGCGTCCCGCGCAGCTGCAGGACCGCCATCTCCTTCAGATCAGCTTCGGCCCGCATGCGCCGCGCCTTCTCGGCCGCGTAGTTGATTGCGTTATCACCATCACCGGCACCAGCCGCGCGCTCCTGCAGATAGCCGATGTAGCCCTGCACCGCCGTGACGAGATCATACCGGCCGCGCTCCGCCTTTGGGATCACGCCCTCCTTCGAGAGCTGCTGGACGCGACGCTCGGTGAGGCGCAACAGCTTCGCGATGGTGGCGACCGGATAGGTGGTAGGGCCCGATCCCGCCATCAGGCATCGAAGCCGCCACCGAGGGAGAGGCCGGCAAGATCATCATCGACATCCAGAGAGGGGTCCCGGGGCGGGACGGGTCCCGGAGCGGGACGGGTCCCGGAGCGAGAGGGGTCCCGGAGCGGGACGGCTTCACCCGCTGAGAACGGATCGTCAACCGGATCCGGCTCTGGCGCTTCTTCCACGAACCGATCGTAAACCGCCTTCATGATGGCGACGTTGTCCTGCGATCGCCCCGCCTCCTCCCAGAGCCCGTCGAACCAGCGCAGGTAGAAATCAGCAAACTGATCGCAGACGTCGATGTCGAACTGCTCAGTCCGCAGGTTCTTGTTGAGGTTCATCGAGGACCGCATGACGGCCCGACCGCGCGCGCCCTCGACGATCACCACCTTGGCATGAACGGACACGCACCGGAACGCCTCGAGGCCGACCGCCTGGATCAGCGGACCCGCGAACTTCGGGCTCTTCTCGAAGGTGCCGCGATCGAGGATGAACCGCAGGCTGCGCAGCTGCTCGTTCGCGCGCATTTCGGCCGCGCGCTTCACATCGTAAAGTCCCGTCGTCCAGGCGGAGATCGACACGTCGGCCGGGCCCAGACAGTTGACCATGTGCTCCATCGCGTCGATCGCCGAGAACTGACCGGCCGTCAGCCCGGAGACCGCAACGCCAGGCGCGAGCTCCCCGATCGTATCGGCCGCGGACCCGGTCCGATGAGCGACCATGCGGACCTTCCGAGAGGCGACGCGCAGCGCGGTGCCCTTAGCCATCGGCCACCGCCAGCCGCTGCCCCCGGCTTGCCGACAGCTCGTCGAACCCTTCGCCCGTGCTCCGCAGATGCGCCTTCAGCCCGGTCCACTCCTGCCACCGCCGCACGATCACGTCGGCGAAGCGCGGATCCAGCTCCATGAGCCGCGCCCGGCGCCCGCACTTCTGCGCCGCGATCAACGTGGAGCCCGAGCCCCCGAAGGGATCGAGGACGATGTCGCCCCGCGCGCTGCTGTTCTTCAGCATGCGCAGGATCAGCCCGACCGGCTTCATCGTCGGATGGTCGCCGTTCTTGCGCGGCTTGTCGTGGCGGATGACCGAACCGACCAGCTCCTCCACCTTCAGATCAGCCCCCGAGATCCGGAGCGTGGTCTCGCCCACGTCGATCTCGACAGCACCATCGGCCGTCACCACGAACGGCGGCTGCTCGAAGTTGAGGACCGTCGTCTGCTTTCGGCCCCCGAACCAGCGATGCGCCGCGCCCTCCTTCCAGCCGTAAAGGATCGGCTCGTGCTGCCACTGGTAGTCGGACCGGCCCAGCACCAGCGACGGCTTGATCCAGACCAGGCACCCGGACGTCTTGAACCCGCTGTCCTGGAACGCGGCCCGAAAAGATCGGCCCTCGGTGTCGGCATGCGCCACGTAGCAGCTGCCGCCATCGGCGATGAACGAGGCGACCAGGCCGAAGCAGTCGAGCAGGAACTGACGGAACGCATCGCCGGCCATGTGGTCGTTCTTGATCTTCCCGGCCGAGCCCTCGTAGTTGACGTTATAGGGCGGATCGGTCCAGCACATATCGGCCAGCTCGCCCCCCATCAGCTCGGCGAAATGCGCCTCGGACGTCGAGTCCCCGCACATCACGAGGTGATCGCCCAGAACCCAGACATCGCCCTCGGCCGAGACGTAGCCGTCACCGGCATCGGGCACCGCGTCATCGTCGGTCTGGCCCTCTTCGTCGATGTCGTCGCCATCGAGGAACAACAGGTCCAGCTCCGACTGCGAGAAGCCGATCACGTCGATGCCGAACCCCAGGTCGCGCAGCTCGCCCAGCTCGAGCGCGAGCAGCTCGCGATCCCACCCGGCATTTTCGGCCAGCTTGTTGTCGGCGATCACGTAGGCCCGGCGCTGCTCCTCGGACAGATGCGCCAGGCGCAGACAAGGCACCTCGGCCAGACCGATCCGCTCGGCCGCGAGGACACGACCGTGGCCGGCGATGATCTCGCCAACGTCGGAAATCAGCACCGGGTTGGTGAACCCGAACTCCTGAATGGACGCGGCGATCTGCAGGACCTGCTCATCCGAGTGCGTCCGCGAGTTGCGCTCGAAGGCGACCAGCTCCGACGGCGCGATCATTTCGAGTTGAGACGGCAGAGCGACGTCAGTCATACGAGGCCCTTGCAAGTAGATCATGCCGCAATCCAAACGGGCCAACGAACCACGATCGGCCGCTGCGCGAGGACCGCAGCCATTCGGTGTCAACGCCCGACCAACCGGAGACCCATTTCGCTTTGCGGTCCCCAGAAACGACGTTTTCAAAGTAGCGATAGGCCCCGAATTCGCGGCGCAAACGCCACCCAGCAAGGGCGGCGACAGGGACGAGGATCCGGAGCGCCCGTTTTCCAAACCGAAACGAAACGCGATTTTTTCGGCACTCAAAAGTGTTTTTTTGCGACATAACACACCCGCATGCGATCCCCCCCGGGGAAGGACCCGTGAAAAGTGACATGCGCAGCGAGCGGGAGGAGATGCTCGCCGCGCATGCCGTGAGCGCGGCCCCCGCAGTGGGGAGGACAGGGACCGCGCGTCCCATCAGGCTTGCGCCGTCAGGATCAGCGCCCCGACCACGGCAGCCGGATCGTGGACCGGGCACGGATGCGGCCGACGATCGCGACAACACCGGACACGATCGTCACGATCGACACGCCTGCGGCGAACAGCTCGTTGATCTCGGCCGGCGTCACCGCCACGCCGACCAGCTGACCGGCACCGACGATGACGGCCGCAAGGCCACCGCCGACGGTGAGGGATTTGAGAGGGGACTTTTGTTGCTCCATGGGAGGCTCCTTCAGGATGCTTGGGACAGGTCGTAGGAGGCCAGGATACCGCGCACCTCTTCGAGCGCCTCTGGCGCGCTCAGGACGTGCAGAGCGCCGTCCGTGATCACGGGAGCGTCGCCATGCACTACTTCGGCCCCTGTCTCAGAAGGAAACCAGTGCGGCAGCTCGAGCAGAGCATCGTGGAGCGCTGAGCGAGTGCGCGGCCCAGGGATGCCATCGGCAGCCAGACCGTGTTCCCGCTGGAATGCCCGGACCGCGTCGGGCTTGTAATCCAGCAGGACCAAAGCGCAGCGCGGATAGAGTGCGAGCCGGTCCGCATAGCCATTCAGCCCGCCGTTCACGGTCTTCGTGACCATCTCGATGTTGCCCGTGCGCGCATAGCGATCGAGGTCGTTGGTTTCCCAGAACCAGATGGGCGCAAGACCCTCCCACGGATCCTCGAGGATGCGCTCGGGCTCGGCCACGAAGTCAGGCACGGCCTGACGCAAGCCAGGCACGGCCAGATGCGGAAACAGCGCACGACACCAATCCCGAAAGAGCCGGTAGTTGGTCCCGCCGGTGACCATGATCGACGCGCGACCCTTGAACTTCTCGCCGTCGCCATCGCGCGCCGCCGTGTTGCCCAGGTCCGTCCGGATGTCGTAGCGGCGCTGTGCGACCGTCGGTCCCCAGACCTCCTCGTCGTAGTAGAAGCGCCCGGACTCATGCGCGACCTGGGCAAGGAACTGCGCGAGGTTCTGCGCCTCGTTCAGCTTCGCGCCGACAGCCCGGGCTTCGAGACCGGCGATGAGCGCGGCCGCGTTGGCGGTGAAGCGGTTCGTCTGGGCAGAGCCGCACATCAGCGCGATCTGCGACACGGTCAGGATGGGGGAATGCGACATGAAAAGAGCCTTTCAGGGGGTGAGAGAAAGGGCGGAGAGCCCGGATGCATCCGCGTCGTAGATGCGAGAAAACGAGGCGGTGACCGGCTTGAGCTGGCCATCATGCTCGAGATCGTATTGGTGCGGCTTGGTGTCGAAACTCTCGCAACGGACCGCGTAGTGGATCTGGCATCCCGCCACGATCAAGTCCCCGATGACGACATACCAGTTGGTCGATTTGGCGTTCGTGCGGATCCCCAACACCTCGGTCGAATCGACGACGCCATGCACCGTTCCGAAAACGGATAGAAAGCTCTCGCCGCTCGGCGTGATGAACCAGCTGTCCGTCGTGATCAGATATTTTTCGCCCAGCTTCATGCGCCAGAACCTTCCTCAGATGCGGCCAGGGAAAGGAGCTCGCGGACGCGATAGGCCGAGAGCCGCGTGAGCTCGGCAACCTCCTCAACAGGGATGCCATCCTCGACCAGCTCGGGGATGGCGCGATTGCGGAAAAACTCGCGCTCGATAGAGCGGCAGTTGGCGGGCTGCAGGATCATCCCCGCGAAGGCGCGGCTGAGCTTCTGGGCCATGTGCCAGCCCAGCTTGCGCACCAGCCAGTGATCGACGGGCAGGTTCTTCGGCACGTAGAGCATCCGACGCCAGGGCCGGCTGCCTGACTGCGGCAAGGCAGCGATGAGGTCCAGCGCGAGCTTACGACCGATCACCTCCGCAATCTCGCGGACCGACTGCGGCAGATCCGTGTAGTCGTCAGACATTGCCGCGCACCTCGTAGTCGCCGGGCCGCTCGAGGCGCAGCCGGCAGGGCGCGATCCAGTCGAAGGTGGTCACCTCGGTGCCGGGCAGCCAGATCATCCAGCAGTAGGCGGTCGCGCTCGAGGCAGACTTCCAGCGCCCAGCGCCGTCGTCAGCGTCCGGGTCGAACCACTTGTCGCCCGCGCGGCGCATCGCCGACTTGTGCAGCACGACGCGCTCGGTGAACTGCAGGATGTGCGCCGGCGGATAGACCGAGAACAGCTCGGCGTGGCGCTGGGCCCCTTCGACGAACGCGGAACGGCAGAAGACAGCGACGCCGCGCGAGGACATCAGAGCGCGCTCGATGAACTGCTGCGCCAGCACGAAGGGCGGATTCATGAAGGTCCAATCCACGACCTCCGGGACCTCCCCGAACAGATAATCCCTCACCGGGTAGCCGACGCCGTAGTCGAGGACGTCCGAGGCCTCGACCGCGGCGCAGACCTCCGCCAAGGGCACCGCCATGTAGCCGCGGTTCGCGCAGGGCTCACGTACCACCGCGCCGCTCAGATCGTGCCCAGCGCGCGCCAGCCATTCGAGGACAGCACGAGTAGCCCACATGGGCGTGGGGAAGTCGTCGAACTTGTCGAGCGCCGGGTTGCGGCGCTGCATGACAGCCGAGGATGTGTTGCCGCCGCTCATACCTCGACCACCGGGACGCCCTGGGCGGCGGCGACAGCGCGGCGCACCTCGTAGTCGGGCGTGGGCATGCCCTTGGCGTCCTCCCAAACCGTCAGGCCCAAGGCGACATCGAAGTAGCGGAAATCGACCGTCAGGCGCATGCCGCGCCCGGTGCGCGTCAGGAGAGGCCCGTTCCTGCCCTCGAGCATCAACGGCACCTGACGCTCGAGATCCCGGATGGCGCCACCCTTCTCGAGCAGCTTCAGCTGCGCCCAGCGCTTCGCCTCGTGCTTGGAGTCGAACCGGATGCCGTCAACCGTTACCGGCTGCGCGCGGTACTTCGACCCGGCGGGCTTGGACCCCTGCGACAGGCGGTTGAAGTCGGCTGCGGACATGCGCTCGTTCATCGGAACGCCTCCGGATCACGGAACTGGCGCATCTGCTTGCCGGCATATTCCAGCGCGGAGGCGCAGCTCCTTGAACACTCGTCGAACCCGCCGCGATGCCGGGCATAGCCTTCGACCACCTCCTCGATCGACTCGTAGCGGTAGCGATTTGTCCGAAAGCCCGGGCGGTCGATGACCAGGACGCAGGTCTCGCCCTCGGCGTCCAGCTTCAGCACGACGCAGCCGAAGCGCCGCTCGGTGAACCGCGACCCGCTCACAGGTGCACCCCGGCGGCCTTGCACTCGTCCTCGGTGACGTAGCCCCGGCCCACGAACTCCCGCGCCGCGCTGGGCGAGACCGAGTAGCACCGGGCCGGGTTGCCGGATTTGATATCAGCGACGGCGCTGGGCAGCTGAGGCACGGACGGATCCGGGGTCACCGCCTCGGGCGCCTCAGACCAGTCCGTCGAGGCGAGCCAATTCTCGGCTTTCTTCGGGTAGCCGCGCAGAACCACGGGATCCCGAGCGTAGGCCTTCGCCGCGCTGACGATACGCTGCGGATCGACCCCGGAGGCGACGACACGGCGGTAGGCCTCGGGCGCGGCGCTGGTCACAGGCCCAGGATAGGCCGACACAAAATCTGGATACCCCACACCATCCGAGCGCGGCTCCGCGCGTGGTTGTGTTCCTGGTTCTATTCCAGGGTTCATAGAGTCCGGATTCCGGACACGGCTTTCGCCATTTTCCGGACACGGCTCTGGCCCGTTTTCGGACACGGCCCGTGTCCGGATTCCGGACACGGGGTCCACCACATCTTGTGCCCGTGTCCGGATTCCGGACACGGGCTTTTCAGGGCCGTCGAGCATCAGAACGTAGTCGGTCGCGCGCTGCTTGTTGGAGCGCCCGTCGAACCGCTGGACGCGCTTGATCAGACCGACCTCTTCCAGTTTCGCCAGGTGGACGTTGATGGTCGAGCGGCTCATTTCACACTCTTCGGCGAGCAGCTCCTGCCGCGGGTTGCACTGGCCGGTGTGCCCGTTGTGGCAGTCGGCCAGGAACCAGAGCACAAGCTTCGTCGCGGGCTTCAGCCCCTTCTGACGGATTGCCCAGTTGGTCGCAGCGTGGCTCATGGGCGGGCCTCACCGAGGGGACACAGCTGGCTTCCCGACTTTGCCTCGCAGAGCCTCGCCCTTTGACAGCACAGAAATGGACCCTGACGATCCGATCGATGGGAAACCATCAGCAACAGATTCGGAGGAGAAGCACGTTGAAGATACTGGTGAAGAGCAAATCGAGCGGAGCAGAATACACCGTGGAAGTATTCACTGAGGGTGACATTCCGATGATCACCTGTTCGTGCCCCGCAGGAGCCAACGGGAAGGCATGCAAGCATCGTTTCTCGTTGCTTAACGGTGACTGGAAAGAGGTGAAGCATTCTTCCCACTCGGCCGAGGACTTCGAGAACCTCCTTCACGGCTCGCAGCTCCGCGAAGCGATCACCGAGATGCGCCAAGCCGAGGAGACCATCTTGCAGGCTCAAGCCAACCACAGAAGGCTGAAAAGCCAGGTCAATCGCCTCATGCAGGGGCGGGTCGAATAGTCTGGTCGTATGATCCACCTTTGAGATCCCCCGATTTGCCTCGCCACCTGGATTACCGCCCAGGTTGACCAAATCGCCGGCATGCCCGATCCCCAAGGGATCAGGTGCCGGCCATGAACCGCGCCATCGCTTCTGGGTAGCGCAGGAAAAAAAGAGCGACGGTGTCGCCGCTCGGTTTGCAGGATCCGGCAAGCCAGTTTTCAGCCGTCCGAGTCGTGACGCCCGAGGCGATGGCGATGTGCCGCGCCGACGGGAACTCGGAGCGCAGGAACTCCGCCCAGCGATCCGAGAAGTTGTGCTTGAACGCCTCGGTCGCGCGGACGCCTCCGAAAGACATTTCCGCGCAAGGCATTGTATTTATTGAAAAAGACGAATCGAGCGGAGCAGTCATGCGCTCACCGCCGATCCAGAAGCAGCGCCACAGGACGCCGAACAATGAGCAGAACGACCGCCATCCTCAAGCCGAAGGAACGAGAACAGCTCCGGTACGGGCTTATCGATCCCACTCGCCAGAGCCAGATCGCAGAGCGCGATGAACCAAGCAGCGGGGAACGAACCCGACTGCATGGCGGAGTGAACCGTCTGCGGTGCCTTTCCAATGGCACGGGCGACGGAATCGTATCCGCCGAGATCGTTGATGAAAGCGCGCGCGAGGTTCTGCATAGGCAAGCAGTATTACGGGAAAACCGTAATTTCAAGATCACGGACGGATTTAGATGCGGAAAATCCGTAACAAGGCAATCTGGAGGCATGGATTACTTGGAACACGAGCGCCGGTGCCGAACCACGGAGATCACTCCGAAGGCAATTCACATTCGACTAGTGGCCGCACGGCGATCTACCGGCGCGACAGCTCGACAGCTCGCGTCCTCTGCGGGGATACCCTACACAACGTTCAAGACCCAGGAGACCGCGGGATCACCGTCTCTCAAAATGCTGGATTTCTATTGGCGCGCTTACCAAATCGATCCGAACTTCATCATGGGCGGCGACACGGCCCGCCTTCTGCCGGATACAATTAGCGCCTTGCTCGAGCACTTGGACGACCCCGACGCCAAAGGCTCGGGTAAAGAACACGGGTGAGGTCCCACCTGAAATAAAGACACACCCTCGCTAAAATCCTCAACCACATCTACGCACCCCCCAAATGTTCTGTTTTCGTTCTCGCACAACCGGGACGCGTCAAGCAATCGCGATCTGGTAATTTACGGATAAACCGTAATTACGTGTTGCAAGTTACGGTAATTCCGTAATACGTTCCTCCCAAACGGAGGCACATCATGCAACAGCAAGCGACACCCAGCGACACCGGAACAGCCTACGGCAATGCCCGGGCTGCGGTGCACAACCCAGAAGCGATGGCAGCGGCATCCCGCTCATACCGGATGGTCGTCTGGGCGCTCCTGAAAGCCCAGCGCGGGCAGGAAGTGCGGCAGTCGAACCTTAACCGCATGCCGGTGCAGGGGTTCGGCCGATGAACACGACCCAGGTCATGAACCTCTCGGACGAAGTCGCGGAGCTCGAGCTCATCCCGAACGAAGGGAAGCTCGAGCACCTGAAGAACCGGGTGATCAACACCGGCGGCACATGGGACCTGCCCAGCGCCGATGGAGAGACTTACCAGCCCCTGATCTGCTCGATCCAGCTTCACGGCATCTACGCGATGGCCGAGCGCCTCGATGAGCTGCCGAAGAACTGGCGGCGCGCGGCCTTGAACGTGCTCGAGGCCCACAGAGAAGCGGCGGTGGCGGAATGAGCGCCCCCCTGATCTTCGTCGCCGGTCTCGGCCGTTGCGGGACCACCGCCACCTGCCTCGCCCTATGGCAGGGCGGGGCCCCGATGGAAGGCGCCCCGCCGTCCTTCGAGGACAAGCCCCTGCGCGAGCGCGGGCGCGAATGGTTCGCCATGCAGACCGGCAAGGTCGTGAAATGGATCGACCCCGTCAATAACCCGATCCCCTACGCGCCACCCGCGGTCTCGATCTACCTGACGCGGGACCCGGCCGAGCAGGCGCGTTCCATGCTGAAGATGGCAAACGCCCCGGCGCGTCGCGCCGACCTGCGGGCGATGGCAGCCAGCATCCGGCGGGACGAGCCTCGCGCGATGCGGCGCGTCCAGCGGTACGGCCCGATGATGGTCCTCGGCTTCGAGACCCTGATCAACGACCCGGCGCTGGCCATGTGGCGGATCCACGATTTCCTCCGGCCGGTGCTGGAATTCGACCCGGCCGAAGCTGCCAGGATCATCGCCCCCCGGGCGCCCGCCTGCATGCAGGACATGCGCATCGAGGCGAACCTGACGGAGCTCTTCGCATGACGAAATTGAGAACACCCGAATCCCCGAGAGGGGAGCCTGCGGCGACCACACCTGTCCGGTCGCCCGCCTCAACTGAACCCGCCGGCGGCGCTGCGCCGTTGGCGGGCTTTTTCAGCGAGGCCAACGGCTGCGATTGCGAGATGTGCCAGGTCCTCCGCAGCACGGTCCTGGCGAAGGCCGAGGATGCCATCTGCCCGGAGGACGTCGAGACCTGGCTCGCGCTCCCGCCGAAGGACCGAGAACCCCTGATCGAGTGGCATCACGGCCGCCGACAGAACGCCGCGCCCAGCGCCGCGGCACAGCCCCAAGAGGTGACACCATGAGCAAGACCCAGCGGAGGTACATCCGGATGAGCGATCTGCAGGAGGTCTACGGCATCAGTCGGTCGACCGCCTACCGCGCCGTGCAGGCGGGGAAGCTCAAGATCCGGAAATTCGGAGGCTCGTCCCTCCTGAAGATTGAGGAACTGGACGCGATGATCGAAGGCGAGGCTGAGGCGGCGGAGGTATGAGCTCAACGACGACTGAACCAGGCAAGGCCAGAGCCTGCCGGAATCCGCTGGCCAAGATCACGGCCGACCAGCTGCGACCCTTGTGGGAGGGCAAGATCAGCACGGACAAGATCGGCGCCGCGTTCGGCGTGACGGGACAGGCCGTGCGCGGCAAGGCAAAGCGGCTCGGGCTGGGGAAGCGCAGCGGGCGCTCGCGGCAATTTATGTCCGACGAGGAATTCACTCGCCTATGGATGGCCGGCGTCAGGTCGAAGGATATCTCGCGCCTCGGCGGCTACACCCACAAGAACGCGGTCTACCGCCGGCGTATCATCCTCGGGCTGCCGCCGCGCACCCGCGGCACTGAAACCTCCCGAGCGCGCACTGGCGGGTGGAAGGAGACCATCACGCTCGAGGAATACCGCGAACAGCAGCTCGGCGAGGCGATGGCCGCGGCGGCGAGGTCGAGCAAATGACCGATGCGCAGGCTACCCAAGTTGCCGAGATCAAGGCGGCGCTCGAGAGCGCGGCGACGATCGACCAGGTGAACGCGACCGCGATCCGCTACAGCACCGCCGTCCAGGAACTCAGCGAAGCGCCCAGCGCGACCGCGCGGACGATGGCGATCCAGATCCGGAACCTCGCCAAGTGCCGCCGCGACAGGATCCACAGAATGCAGAGGACAGCATCATGACGAAGAACAAGCTCACCGATTTGAACGACCATCTGTTTGCGCAGATGGAGCGGCTTTCCGACGAGAGTCTCACGCCCGATCAGATCGACGCGGAGGTGAAACGTGCGGCCGCGATGGTAGGAGTTGCCGACCAGATCAGCGGGAACGCCGAACTGCAGCTGAAAGCCGCCAAGCTCTTCGCAGACCACGGTTCGTCGGTTCTGCCGATGCTGCCCCAGATCGGCGGCACCAAGGCAACCAGCGAAACGTGAGGGGGAAGGCCAACCCCTACAGCGAGGCCGAGCTCTACTTCATCGAGCTCCTCTCGCTCATGCCGCGTGCGGCTCTGCATGAAGCCTTCTGCAAATGGACAGGTCGCACGGACGTTTCCCAGGCAGCCATCGCGAACCTCTGCAAGCGCAAGGGATGGCTGACCGGCCGCGATGGTAAGATCCAGAAGGGGAACACGCCTGCGAACAAGGGCAAGAAGATGCCCTACAATCCGAACAGCGTGCGAACCCAGTTCAAGAAAGGCGCTCGGCCGCACACCTATCGCGGAGCTGGCCACGAACGGATCGACGCAAAAGACGGCTACGTGATCATGATCGTCGACGAGACGAACCCCTGGACCGGGGCGCCGACCAGGCCGGTTCTGAAGCACCGCTACCTTTGGGAAAAGAAGAACGGCCCTATCCCAGAGGGAACGCGCCTGAAGTGCCTCGACGGCGACAAGACGAACACCGACCCCTCAAATTGGGAGGCGGTGCCGATCGGCCTCATTCCACGCCTCAGCGGCCGATTTGGGCGCGGCTATGACCAGGCACCACCCGAGCTGAAGCCGACCATCATGGCCACCGCCAAGCTCGAACACGCGATCGCGGAAAGGCAGAAGAAATGAGCCGAGGTAAGCACGATCGCCCGAAGTACGCCGACATTCGAAACGGCGGCAACCTGCCGGCTGAGACGACGGTGACCGCGCATACCTGGCTGATCATTGCGGCCGGCGCCTTCTGGATCTGCATCCTCGGGCCCAGCGCCGTGAGCGGCCTCGAATGGCTGCTTGCCGGCATCGACTGCACGAGCTGCGGAGACTGACCGATGGCAGCCATCCGAGATCCACGCCGCCCCGTCATGTGCCGAACCTGCGCCGGCGCCGGCCGGGTCTGGTCCGACCAGGCACGCGCCGAGACCGAAACATGCCCCAGCTGCAAAGGCGATGGGCTCGCCCGGAGGAACCTATGACCGAACACAAGAACTGGACCGCCGACAAAACCGCATCCCCTCAAGCGGCGGAACACGGCTGGGCAATCTACTATGACCCGACGCCGGGCGGGCGCGACAACGGCGACCCCCAATGACTGATGCACCTGAGACCGCGCCGGGTCGCGGATCAATGGGTTACGATGGATGTGTCCCACGCGAGATGGGGCGCGCGTGATGGGGCAATGGGAAGCGACCATCGGCGCGTCGGATGAATGGTACACGCCGCGCCACGTATTCGACGCGATGGCGGTGCGCTTCGATCTGGATGTGGCTTCGCCATGCGAGCGACTTCACGTCCCGACTAGCTGCTGGCTCACGAAGCACGACGACGGGTTGAAATACGCGCCCTTCTGGCACGGCTTTATATGGATGAACCCGCCGTTCGGGGGGCGTAACAGTCTCGCGCCTTGGCTCGAAAAGTTCTTCGATCACGGCGACGGCGTTGCGCTTGTTCCCGACCGAACGTCCGCGCCTTGGTTTCAGCCCGCCGCAGCGAAGGCTGACGCGGTGCTATTCGTCGCCCGCAAGATCCGCTTCATCCGGCCAGACGGGACCGAAGGTGCAAGCCCGGCCAACGGCACGGCGCTGATGGCCTCTGGAGCCGCAGGCGTGGCCGCACTGATGAACGCGCAGCGGTCTGGCCTAGGCATTTGCATGGGGAAACTTGCGGCATGACCTCCCCCGCGATCCACCAAGCCCTCGCGCGCAATGTGCGGGCGATCCCAGAACAACCGAAAGGATAGATGATGATCTATGCTGTGAAATACCCAGGTAATGCGCACTGGCAGATTTGCGAAAAAGTACTGGCGAAGGAATACGGGGACGTCCTTCAAATTCCAGAGGAATGGGATGTTTGGTCTGAACGCCGCACGACTTCTTTTGTCGGAACATGTGGCAACGGGGAAAAGGTGGTTAGATTGGATCTAGCCCCCACCGACACCGCCGCCGACCTGGAAGCCGTGGCGCGGGCCGCACTGGAAGCGGCTGCAAAGTTAGTGCCTGTCATTGATGATTTTCGGCACGCGAGCGTTTCGATAGCATCAACCCTTCTGTCGGAGCGCCGATGCGCCATTCGCGCCCTCGACCCCGCCGCGATCGTTGCCGCGCTTGCCCCCGCCCCCGATCCTGCCGACGCCGCATTGCCTCTGGGCCACGTTGTGCTGGAACAAACAGACACCATTGACGGTCGGATTTCCCAGACCGTCCGTGACGAGGCAGGCAATGAATACGAGCGGATACTGAAACAGCGCCCCGAGCCTGCCGACGCCGCCCTATCCGCCCTCCCTGCGCGCGTGAGCGTGGCAGAGGCCGCGCGACCCTCGCAGGGCGCTGTCGTGGCGTTGTCGTCCTATCAGCAGGCCGATGCAGACGGTATCATGGTTTTGGTGTCGCGGCAGGCTATCGAAGAGTGCTTGCCCGCCCTACGCGCCCTCGCCAGCGCGGAAGGGGGTGAGGCGTGA